GATTTCAACTACGATCTCTTGTGCAAGAGCTTGCATGATTTCTGCTTCTACATCAAGACCGTGCATAGCTTCTGCGTCTTGAGCAGCTTCAAATGTCCATCTTGCAGACAAACGTCTTGTCTTCGCTTCAACAGTTTGCTTTAAGATTTGGATAGACATTTTGTTACCCGCTGTACCTTCAGCAGATGCAGTAGCGTCTGGAGCACCAGAATAAGCATTTGCTAATGCAAATGGGCTTAATGCTTCATCACCAGCGTTAACGCCTGCAGCTGTTTGAGCATAACGTGTTCTTAATGTATGGATCTGACCAACTGGACCAGACATAGGCTGAACGCCTACTAGTTCGTTAGCGATCACAGAAGGCATAACCCTTCTGATTAAAGGTAACATAACCTTGTTTAGTGTTGCAACATTGCCAGCCTGTGTAGCACCCGCTGATGCGGATTCTTGAAGATGTCTCTTGGTGTTTTCAAGGACAACGCCAAGTGTTTTTGCTCTAGAACCACTTAAACCTTCAAGTAGTGCTTCTTTAGTAGCTGACCAATTGCTTTCAAATAAGTTTGACATTTCTTACTCCTATTATTTTGAAAGTCCGGCTAATTTTCGAATCTGGTCAATTTCGACCACATTCTGTTCAACATCTTCTTTGGAAGGCTGAACTGTCTTATTACCAGTGTGTTCTGATGTCACTGATTCATTTAATGGTTTACGATCTGCTTTAGGTGTTTCGCCGTCTAAAACGCTTGGAAGGTATTTGTTAAATTGCTTCTCAAGGTTTTCTGTTTTAACACTTTCAAGTAAATCAACCATGATCTCTTTCTTACCTTTAGCTAAAGGCTTAAGAAGTGCATCCAACGTCTCTTTACGAGCATATTTGTCTTCTGCAACTCTTAACTTGCTTTCTGTAATTTTAGTAGTTTCTGCTTGTGCATTAACTGCTTCAACTGCTTCTGCAAGCTGCGATTTAACTTCAGATAGAGACTTTTGTAACTCTTTAACTGTTGAGCTTTCGTTCAAGTAACTAGAACGATACTCATTAGCAAATGTTTCAAATATTCTTCGACCGAAATCATTTTCTCGAGCGGCTGTTATGTCTTCTTTGAGCTGTTGTACATTTTCACGTAAAACGTTATTTACAACAGTCTCGACCTTGTTAGCGGCACGTTTAATAAAGTCTTTCTTGGCTTCAGCAAGTTGTTTCTTACCTTCTGCAACCATTTTGACTTTTTGTTCAACTAGATCACGCTTGTCTTCGTGGAATTCTTTTAATTCTGTTGCTAATTGCTCAACAACAAAGTCATCCAACTTAGATACATGCTCTTGAACACCTGCTCTTTCGTTACGCAATTCACGTACTTCCTTAGCAAGTTGTTCTGCAACAAACTTATCTAGCTTCTTAGCGTGTTCGCTAACAGCTTTTTTGTAAGCAACTCTTTCTGCAGCAACTGCTTGTCTATCTTCGGCAAGTTCAGCAATTTCTGCTTCTACTCTTTCTTTGATAAACGTATCTACTGCTTCTACGATCAAACCTTTATCATGCTCATATCTTTGAGCAAATTCTTCACGTAGTTCTGCTGCGAGTTCCTCACGAGCTTCGGCAAGACGACTTTCCCAGGCCTCTACGATATTTTCGCGAGCTTCTTCATTTAACTCACTAGATTCGATTAGGTCTTTAAAGTTTACTGCCATAGTAGTCTCCTACCTCTTGTTTAATTCATTAATAAAATTAATGATCTGTTTACTTAGATGCTTTTCAGCATTTTTACTATTATTGTGTGTAATATCTTGTGCGATATCATGCATCATGCTACCGCCTCTCATGTTAAACAAAGACTCATAAATGGTCTTTGGATAAGCATTTGGCGCACTAGGTTGTGCTACAATATCAACAGTAACGATATCAAAGTCGGACACACGACCACTTTCGTTAACGTTACCACTTCCTCTACTGCTGACTCCTAATTTTGCGCCTGCTTTTAATAGTGCTTTCGCAATATTCCCCATCGGTGTGTCAATAATCTTAAGTTTACCTAAGCCGTTTGAACCATCGCAATGCATTTCTGTAATGATATGGCT